AAGTTGGTCGTCAACGGGTGGGCTGTCGTATGCGACGTCGACGTCGACTGGTTGAAGAACGGGTGGGCCCCGTGGGGCTCGAACCCACGACCCGCGGATTATAAGAGCGGCGCTTCGGCACCGAACCGCATCACCTTCCTGCCGCTCGGTCTGGCGGCGTGAACCGCCTCACTCGACCCGTCCGCTTCGGATGGGCCGTCGTCACCCTCGCCGCATCCGCTTGGGCGCTGCACTCCCTCATCACCCTGTACTGAAAGGCACCAGCCATGGATCCCCTCAACAACATCTACAGCCCTGAGAACATCGCCCGGAGTCGCGCGCGCGCCGCGTCGATGCGCGAAGGAATCGCCGCCGGCCGCATACACGACCCTGACGGGGAGTACCTTGCGGCGGCGGATGCGATCGACGCCGACGCCGACGAGCGAGAGAAGCACGCCAACTCCGTCATATGACGGCGTATGACGTGACATACCAGTGAGGAAGGCACGCCAATGAACCGACGACCTTTCCTCACGTGGTGCGTCGGTTCGGCGCTAGGGTGCGGCCATGGAATGGGATGACGCCATCGCGCTTTTCGCGATGTCACAGACAGCGCGCGGGTACAGCCCGCGCACCATCGGCAACCGCGTAGAGCTCGCCAGGCGACTAGGCCGACTGCTGGATCACAAGCCGCTGCGCAAGATCGCCAAGGTCGACCTGCAGCGTGTCCTCGCCCGCGGCATCGCACCCTCGTCGATGCAGCGGGAACGGACCGACATACAGGCGTTCTTCCGCTACCTCAACGGCGAGGGCATCATCCGCACCGACCCGGCCGCGACGATCGAGCGGGTCAAGGTCGCCAAGGGCCGGCCCCGGCCTTACACGATCGCGCAGATTGAGCAGATGCTGCAGTCCGGCGCCTACCATCGCACCCGGGTGATGATCCTCCTCGGCTACCTGCACGGCCTGCGCGCCCACGAGATCGCGAAAATACAGACCAGCGACTTCAACCTCGACACCATGCAACTGAACGTCATCGGCAAGGGCGGCAAGGAGCGCGACATCCCAATCCACGCCGCCCTGCTCGTCGAGATCCCCACCATGCCCCCAACGGGATACTGGTTCCCCGCTCGAGGCGGCCGGCCAGGGCACATCAACTGGCGCAGCGTGTCGGACCTGATGACCAAAGCGAAGCATCGCGCCGGCATCGCCGACCCGCGACTGTCCGGTCACTCGCTGCGCCACTCCTTCGGCACACTGATGGTGCGCGGCGGCACCGACCTGCGCACCGCACAGATCATGCTTGGTCACGCCTCGCTCGCCACGACCGAGCTGTACGTCGGCGTCGACCCGGATCGACTGATGCTGGCGTCGGCCGCGCTGCCGGTGCCCATCATCCCGCCACGGTCCGGCCGGCGGCGCGCGGCTTAGCCCGCAGACACTGTCCTGTGACACTGTCCTATGTTGTCCTACTGCCTCAGCGCGGGAGAAGTCCTAACCAGACGCCGATCGCGACCTCGACAAGGAGTAGCAGCAGCACCAGCCACGGGAACCAGCGGCTGAACCTGGCCGATGTGTCGCCGGCGGCTCGCTCTTGGCGGTCGCGTCCGAGACGTTGCACACGGAAAAGCCAGGTGAGCGACCATTTAGGCCGATCATCCGGGAGCAAGGCGCGTCACCAGGTCAACGATCCCTATGATGACCAGGACGATCAGCCCTGATGCCCCCACCCATGCCGGAGCGACCAGCGGCGAGTGGGAGTGTGCGTCGGCCGGGGCCGGCTGGTTGGGCGGGCCCGAGGCGGCTGGGTTGATGGTGGCGAGGTAGGAGCGGACTGTGTCGAGCTCCGGCCATGCCATATGGTCGCCTCCGTTGTTGTCGCGAGCTCTGACCAGCAGACTCACGTCGGCCGGCGAGGCGATCCGTGTGCGGATGCCGGTCGTATGTGACATCACGTAGATGTCGGGGGTCCATGCGTCGGGAATGATGGAATAGGTCATCTCGGTCCCTTCCGGTTCCGGCTGCGGGTCGTCGGGTCCGGCGAGCTCGCCGAAGTCGATGGTTTGGGAGTAGCTCATCCCCGGGCGCTCCCAGAGTGAGACGTGCACGTGCGGGCCGTAATACCAGTCCGAGCCGTTGCCGGATGCTCCCGACCAGATAACCCCGGTCTGCCCCCGGTCGACGCGCTGCCCGAGGTAGGCGAAGATCGCCGACAGGTGGATGTAGGACACGCGGCGGCCGTCGTCGAGGTCGATGGACAATCGACGGCCTTCGGCACCATCGGGGCTCGTGTCGATGACAGAGACGACGCCGGCGCCGGCGAAAGCGAGGTCGGTTCCGTAGGCGCAGGCGTAGTCGGTGCCTGGCTCCCCGGACGGCGGGTTGCGGTTCTTGTGGTCCTGCCACGACGCAGAGACCGGTGCGTCGCAGGGCAGCTTATACGTCATCGTCCGGTGGCCTTTCGAGGGCTTCGACCCGGGCGGTGAGTTCGTCCAATCTGTTCAGCAGCGCCGCGAGGTCGCCGACGTTCGCGAGCTCGGTGGGGAACGCCAGATCGGGAATCTGAAACCTCAGCCGCCCGAAGTACGGCGACGAGAACGCCAGCCCCTTCTCGGTCAGGTCCCGGGCCGCGTCGAGGCCCTCCGGGGTGAGTGTCGCCTTGATCTTGTTGTCCTCCAGGACGATGGTGTCCAGAATGCGATTCATCTGGTCGTACCCCATCTGCACCTTGCCTGGGGTCCCTTCTCCCACGCTGCTCGGTGGTACCAGGATGATCCCGGCTGCTCCCGCAATATCGCCGTTCGTCATTACACGTCCTCCCAATCGGTGTCTGTAGGCACGTCGACCCAGTCGTCGTCCGGCGCCCAGTCCAGCCAGGAGCCGGGCTGCACGTCCATCAAGCCGCGGGTGCCCAGGCTCATCAGCCCGCTGTCGTCGACCGCCCAGTCGACGCTGATGATCCGGCCGAGCTGCTCCAGCGCACCCGGGAGGTTGATCGAGGCGATCATCCCTGGTGTGGCCCTCCATCGGGCGAGGCCCTGCACCTCCTGGGTGCGGCCGCTGCCGTTGCGGCGGGCGAGGATCGTGGCCGCGATCCCGGGCCCAGGGTAGGGGCGCTGATACTCGAGCACGACGACCTTCTCGGGCGTGCCGGCGGTGTCGGTGGCGCTTCGCGCGACCCCCGACGCGTCGACCCAGCGGAACCGGCACACCACCCCGGTAGCGAACACGTCCGGGTCATCGCGGGCGATGATGTCAACGCCCTCGGTCGCGTTCACCTCGGAGACCACCACATATCCGGGCACGTCGTATGCGGCCGGGTCCACCAGCCGCCACACCCGCAGCTCATCGCAGAACAGCCGGAACCCAACCAGGGACGTGATCGGGGCCAGGAAGTCCCACGCCGTGACGCCCGGGTACCAGATGAAGAGTTCCGGGGGCCGGTCCACCGCCGGGGTCCGGGTGGACGTCGACTCGTTCAGGTCCCCGGTGAACGCGTACGCGTAGTGTGCGTCGTCGGGTTGGTCGCCGATGAACCAGGGCACCAGCTCGGTGCCTTCGGTGAGCAGGAACCCGTCGCCGTCGAAGGTCTGCCCTGCCGCGGTGGCGTTCCCGTAGACCAGCGCTTGCACGGTGACCGCGTCCGGGTGGGTGACTTCCCCACTGACGTGAATCCGTGTCCACCCGGACGGGTTCAGGGTGACCGGGACAGAGTCGTACTGCTGCACGACGTTGCCGGCGCCGTTCGCAATCCACAGCGTGACCCGGCCAGTGATCCCGGCGGGGCCGCGCATGTACGCGCTGAGGGTGTAGGTGCTGCCCGGGCTGGTGTTCTCTGCGGAAGCGGCCCGGATCACGGTGAGTCCCGCCGCGATGCTGCTGAACCGGACGAAGCTGGAGCCGCTCACTCCTCCCGATGTCTGGATGGTGGGGGGACCGCTAACTCCGGCGCCGGCGGTGAAGCTGGCGGCGCTGGTGGCAGAAGGGTCGGTGATCAGGTTTGAGAGTGCCCAGTACGCGGTGACGTCCGCGTCCGGGCCGCCCGGTGCCAGCGCCGCCCCGATCCGGGCGAGAACGTAGTCGCACACCGCCCGCACACTGCCCTGATGCGCGCGGGCGCCGGTGTCTTCGACGAGTGTGGCGTAGTCCATCAGCAGCGCCTCGTCGGACGCCAGCTGCAGGGTGACCGTTTTGGCTTTGTGGTCCACTGCGCGGGAACGCAGACCGAGGTCGAAAACCCGCGGCTCGTCGGGGACCCACTGCAGTGGCACTACTGGGCTTCCTTCCTGGGGGGGCAGTCTGGCTAAGTGCGTTCGTTAGCGCTAGACGATGATCGGGGTGGCGACGATGGTTGCGTGCATGTTGCCCTCGGCCTTCCATGTGCCACCGGAACCGCCCGTGACCCAATGAACCGGCTTCATCAGGTACGTGCCGCCGTTCGGGAGGTTGGACCAGACGAACGTGGCATTCACGTACCCGATATACGGGCCGGTGACCATGAATCGGGAACCGCCACCCGATGCGCCCACGGTCGGGAGCAGCAGGAGGTACTGCGCCCCGCTGCTGATGTTGACGTAGACGCTCACATCGACCCTTAGCGCGAGGGTGTCGTCGGGGAAGTCCACAGTTAGCCCGAAGTCGGTGTGCATGGTCGCGCTCGATGTCGGGATCGCCGCACCGCCCGGGGTGAGAGCACTCCACGAGATGCCGCGAGGACGCTCACTGCGGTACTGGTCGATCGCGCTCTTGCGCGCCTGACCGGCGAGCCGCTGCAACGTGGTCGGGGCGACCTGCTTCGTCCATGTGTAGCCGTCCGCGTCCTCGACCCACACTGCCGTGATCTCGAACGGGATCGGCGGGGTGAGGGGTGCATCGGCGTTGAACTCGTACAGCTCCCAGATTGCGAAGTTGCCGGTCTTCGATACGGTGTGCGCGTCGGTCGCCTGCACGACGACGCCGTTCGGCAACGTCATGTAGATGGTGTCCGTGTCGGGGTCCAGCGACATCTCCACCGAATACTCCGTGGTGCCGTCGTCGTCCAGGTCGATTGACGTCAGGAGCAGAGTCGACGGTGTTGAGGAGATCCACTTGCCGATGGTCGCCTCTGACATCGTGAAGCCGGAG